AGTTGAGCTTTCTTTTCAAATCTATCCATACTAATTTCAGCAGCATAGTAACAATTATTACCATCATCATCTTGAGCTATCCATCTATATACAGAAGGAAGCATTTGATCATTAATGTTTGAAATTGTTGCATTATGAGATTTGAGTTTTCTTAGAACTTCTTTGATAATATTATCAACTACAATATTATTAGTATCAAATATAATACAAGTATGATATTTATTATCAAAGAGAATTCTAAATGCATTTTCAGAATCAGTTGCTGCATAACCATTATATTTTGCAGATTCAATAGTTTCCATATTATTTATCTCCTTATTTATATAGAATACAAATAGAATGATTGCCATGATCAGATTATTGATACTGGAAACTTAAAATTTCAATATTAGGATTACTTTTAATCCATTCATTAAATTTTTCATCAGCAGTGCTATTATTTGCATGTAAGAAACTTCCTTCAAAAATTTTACTATTATACATTTTATTTTCCTCCATTTTATAATCATTTTTTGATATATAGAATAATTTATTATTCTATATTCTAAAATAATAATATATAATTTTTATTATAGAAAATACGATATAAATAAAGGAGAGGGAATATTCCCTCTCCTTTATTTATTTTTATTATTCTACTTTATTAGGAATAAAATCAATGAATTGATCTAATAGTGCAATAACATTATTTAGAATCTTTTCACGAACCTCTTTAGGTTGAGTCTTACGAATAAATCCATCCAAACCAACTACCATTGCAACTACTTTATTTCGACCATTATTCTTTGTATCATATAAATCAGAATAAATAATTAGTTGCATAAAATATAGTAATAGGATATTACTGCACTTCTCGTACTTTTCATCTAAGAAACGTTTCTCAAATTGAGAAATTTCTAGAATAAACTTTTCAGCTACTTTAATTTGTTTTAGTTTATCACGAGTACGCTGTAGCCAATATTCAATTTTCTTTTGATCAGAAAATGCTTTTATAATACGATCTCGATCTTTATCATCCATCTTTTCAGCTAAGAATCCTAAATATTTACGATTATAATACATATCAATAGATTCTTGCATCTTAGCTTTCTTTTCAGAATCTTCTTCTTTTTCAGTAGTAGTTTTTAAAATTTCAATATTCTTCTCTTCTTCTAATTCAATTAGTTGAAGATAGGCATCATGAATTTGACGATACTCTTGTAAAGCAGATAACCAATTAAAGAAATCTTCAGTAGCATCTTTAATTCGATCAACAGTTACAGTATATTCTACTCCAATAATAGGATGATTTTCGCCAAAGATTTCAATAACTTTTTCTTCAGTAATATTATTGAGACCATTAAAACGATCCCATTTCTCTTGTTCTTCTTCACTTAAATCATCAGGCATTTCAGTACGATTTTCTTCATTATACTGATATAATTGTTTCATATGAGTATCAGTAAGTTTTAATTCACGTTTAGAAGTATTCCAGTTAGCTTCCATTATACGTACCATTTCTTCAACCTGTTTTAAAAGTTGAGTAATTTGTTTAATGGAAACTTCATTTATAGGATTTTCTTCATCTTCAATAGCTTTAGAAGGTTCTACTTCACTAACTTCTACATCTACCACTTCTTCAGTAGTATTAGTAATACCAACTACTTCAGCCTCTACTGATTCAACATTAGATTCATTCATAACATTCATTTCATCCATTGTAATAATTCCTCCTATTTATTCTTCATTAACAGCTTTATCTAATAAACTTTTAATTGTAATTAAAGATGTTTCAATAATATATTTTTCGAAAAATTCTTTATTAAATAACATATCTTCGAAATCAATATTATCAATATTAATTGAATTATGAACTGTTTCAGCTACATCAGTAACTAATTTTTGCACATTAGCTTTAGTAATCTTATCAAGTTCATGTGTATCAACAAATGTTCTAAATCTTAATACTGCTATTTGACTAGTTAACATCTTAACAAAATCTAACATCTTTTCAGAATATTCAGTTGCAGTATTATGATTATCAGATTGAATCTGTAATCTTAATTCAGATAGTTTCTTTTCTTGATTAATAAGTTTAATACATGTTATAATATTTATTAAACATATTGCTGATACTATAATAATTAGACAGTATGTTATTAAATTATAATCCACATAGTTACCTCCTCTTTTTAATATTTACTAAATGCTTCTAAATTATCTTTAAATATATTAATGATATTTTCAGTTAAATGTTTCTTTTTGAAAGGAAGATTCTCCATTATATAATCCCATACTTCATCAACGTCATCAATTTGATTTGGATTTTCTTTAATATATTTCTTATATACTTTATGGAGTTTCTTTAAATAATACATTTCATCAGGAGTACAGAATATAGTAGTATTACCTATTTCATATCCAATTATATCAGTTAGATGTTCTGGTTCTCCAATATATTCATCTTCATCTATAACTGTTTCCATTCTAACACCTAATGACTTTAAATATACTTGCATAATTTCTGCAGTTCTAGAATTAAATTTAGCAGGAATTTCATAATTACCATCTTCAGACAGTATAGCTTCATACATAAATCTTCTACCATCAACTGAAGTTCTATATAATGCACTAACTAGAGCGAAATCTTCTGGATTTACGATAATAAGATAGTTAGGAGTTTCATATTCGCCGAATCTTATTGGTTTACTAGAAAATGGAGCTCTTGCAATTTTATTAGCATTACTTTTCTCAGGTAAATTTTCTTCGCTAACCGATCCAGAACTTCTAACAGAGAAACCACTTTCACCAGATTGTTTTAGCATTAGTATATATTGATATCCAACATAATCTTTTCCAATAAATATATCTCTACCCCATTTAGGTTTAGGAATGAAAATATTATAAGGAGTAAATATATCAGGATATTTATCATATACTTGACTAATACAATCTCGTAGACTGTATTCATCATTAAATGCTTCCCATTTTAAATATACACCATTATTAGTACCTAATGTTCCATCTCTATTAATAGAAATACAATCATTAATAAATCTCTTTTTCTGTTTATCAGTTAATCCATTATATAATTTAACTAATTTTTTTGCTTCACTAGGATTAAGTATGTTTAATACATCAAACATAAAATCTTTTTGATCATCAATATTATCCATTGTTGTCATATGTTTGCGCATTTTATCTAAAATGAAAGTAACACTACCTTCAAACATAACCATTGGTATTGTTCTATTAATAATTGCTAACGGATTAGTTATTAATTCTACCCTTTCTCTAACCCCTTTAGGATGAACTACTCCATATTTATCAGTATAACTTTCAGTAGTTAAATATGGCATTTCTTCATCTGGCCATATTGCACTTACAACTGTTTTATTTCCATGACGTCCGACGATTTTTCTTCCTACTTTAATAGGTTCTCTTTTTCTTAATAATATTTCTACCATGATATTAGAAAATACATTATCATTGAAAGCCCATTGAGCTTGTGTATCTAGATAATTCATAGCTCTTCTTTTCCAACGATTAATTTCTTTATCAATATTTTTAGATCCAGATTTTAATATTTGATTACATACTTTATATACATCAGTATAGAACCATCTAGCATCATTGTAATATTGCACTATTTGTTTATTAACTTTATTTGCTTTAATATTAGGATTATTGCAATAAATATTAATATCAATTACTTCAGATTCTCCATCACAATAGTAAATAGAATCACCTTGTTGATTTATAGTAGTTAAAGAAGAATCCCTTAGATCAGAAAACATTCTAGATTCTTTAACCGTTCTACTAGCAGCTAATATACCATCATGAATTACATCACCAATATCAGGTAATCCTTTATATTCTCCATCTTTTCCATATAAATTTAACAAAATAGTATTTTCATTAATTGGAATAGTTTTTGATGTAATATTAGCAGCTACCATTCTTTTTGCAAATGATTCAGACACAATAATAGCATCATCTTGTACACCAGGATGTACTGCATATAATATTCTACCATTAACGCCAATTGATACATTCATATTATCATCATATGATGTAGAAGAATATAATACTGTATTTTTAGGAATTATTTCTCCAATTTCAGCATTATCTAAATAATCATTTTTGTAATTGAAACCAAAATGTTCAGTTAAATTTTCTACTTCTTTACGTTCTATTACTGTATAAGAATCATCTTCTTTACAGTATAGAAAATATAATGCAGTATTACATTTTCCTTTTAATAACTCATTGTATTTCTTTATTATATTAATTACTTTATATTCTTTATTCGTTCTACTATATGCAGAAGAATGTTCACCTGTTAAATTCTCTTTACCATCATAGAAGAATGGAAATTCTGGATTATCAATTGCTAAATGTTGAATATGATGTTTAATATTCATTGTACCACGCATTACGTTATTACCGCCAGCGAAGTCACCTTGTCCTACTAATGATAATTTCTTTTTACCTTTTAATTCTTCACTTTTCTTTTGTAATTCTTGTATTAGATTATATTTTTCACGCATCTAATTACCTCCTATTTAATATAATCTTAAACATGAAAATCCTTTGATTACATGTTACTTCAAGAATATATAAGTATTTTTTAAAATAAAAAAATAAAAAAGAGGAGTGGTACAATTAAGTACCACTCCTCTCCTTATCTCCATTGTAGTCCAGGATATATTGCTCGAACTTGGTAATACTGGATAGTTGTTCTTCAAGAGTTTCTGTTGCAATGTACCATCCATAGGTATATTTTTCTTGAATAGATTCCAAAGCTTTGACTCTATCTTGATCTTGTTTACAAGGATAAGGATATTCAATTCCATCAGGATCATTTATATCTTCTTGACGAATTTTACCATTTTGGATGATATCCAACTTCAACTTTGCCAGGATTTCAAGATCTTTTAGCTTGGAATCCAAAATTTCTTTCTTTTTCATTACCTGTTCAATACGGCGTATACTGCATCTAAATTCAAAAGCTAAATCATCAGTAACTTCACCATTGTACTTTATATCAGTGACAATTGATTTTATTGTGGATACAGCTTTCACTAAATCATTGTAAGTATATTTCTCCATTTTGTAATTCCTCCGTTTTACAATCAATTTTTTAAATGTCAGATATATTTCAATCTTCTATTCAAATAAATAATATATAAATATTTTATAAAAATATACGATAATGATATACAGGGGAGTTTAACTCCCCTGCATATCATATTAATATGAAAAGAAGTAAAGGAGTAAATTATAAATTATTCACTAGCAAATCCATTCCAGCTAGGAGAAGCTTTATAACCAGCCTGACCAGAAAGTTTAGCTATATTCATATCCTTCTCTTGAGTAAGAACAGTCTTAGGACTATTAGAAGGATGGAATACAGGAACGTTGCCAATGTTAGTACCAGTAGCACTATCAACAGGAACTGGACCAAGAGATCTCTGGAATAGGTTAGTATTATTATCTGCGTAAACAGCGTCACCAAGTTCAGGATTGAAGTTCAGTGAATTAGATACAATACGATACTGTTTCAGTAAATCATTAGCAATTGCAGTAATAATAGGAGAGCGATACATGACACAGTTAAATGTAATATCATAAGTAACATTATCATGGCCGCCTCCAGCTTCCATATTAAGAATATTACCTTGAGCAATACCCTTAGGATAGCAGTCAGCTAATAGAACTGCACGCTCAACTTGAGAACCGGAACGATCATGCATTACATAAATAAATTCTGCAGTATGATTTGCCTCATTAAAAGGAATACCATCTTCAGATTCACCAGCACGCATATATAGACGTTTTTCTTTCTTAGTAACTTCATCATAGCCACCAGAAATATAGCCACCATAAGTAGCTAAACCAGAGTTCTCATCGCCAATGGCATTCATCCAACCATCAATAACTGTATAAACAGGAGCACCTACCATTTCATATAAACCAATAGTAATTTCATTAGTAGTTTCCTTAGTAACAGTAGGAGTATTAAATGAACGACCAGCAAAACCACCTTGAATTGCAGTACTAGCATTCTCAAGAGTCTTTTCAGCGAATCCACTTACAGATCTATTCATGTATTCAAGCATATGCTTAAATTGAATAAATAAAGAGTCAGAGCTATAAAGCTTATCATCTGTACCTGCAAACATTTTTAGAATAGCATAAGGAGGGCGAACCATAAATAGACGTCCAAACCCATTTAGCATCGGAGAATAGTTACGCAATGCATGATGAGTTGCATTGGTACCACCGACAAACATAGAATACTTAGTCAGATCAGGAGCATCAAATTGTCTACCGCCAGTCTGAGCAGTAATTACGCCAGGAATAGCCATTATTCTTCACCTCCTGTAGTAGAATAAGTAGGTCTTTGGATATTAATCTCCAGAATAATTCTCTTAACAATATCACGGAACTTGACTTCAACATAGCAGTGCATAATCATACGCTCCTGTTCCCACTCATTGGCAGTGAACTTGATGTCAAGATCCTGTACCATAGTACCAATCCATGGACGATATACTTCCATCTGAGCTTGGGTATAACCTTTACGAACTTCAGGTTCATTCCACTCATATAGATAACCACGACAAGCTTTCTCAAGGCCCTTCTTAAGAGTATTAAGAACACGAACATTATTCTCTTCAAGTAGAGCAGAAGCATCCATTTGACGTGTATTCTGAGTAGCACGTTGAACCTGACGACCTTCATCTGTAGTAAGATAGTAGTTAATACGAGAGTTATAAAGCATCTCCTTAACATCCCAATCAATAAGATCGATGTCAGGCATAAAAGTATCACGAATCATATCACCACTAGTTACCATAGAAGCATCGCGTTGAATAGCCCTAAGAGTAGCAAAGTTATAAACGAAAGGTTTATTAAGACCATACATCATAATATGAGGAATTAGATTCTTAGCAAGATAATAACCTACAGTAACCTTGATACGCTTACGAGAAGTAGGATCAAAGATCTCATAATAACCAAGATCAACAGAACAAGCTCTACCTTCAAACTCTTCCATCATATTAATGACATCCATGAGTTCATAATTGAGACCAACGTTCTTCATTCCAACAAGTCCACAATCAAGATATAAACTACAACCAGCACCCATGTCAGGATTAATAGTCATACCATTACGATTACGGAACTCATTAAGATCATACATTGCTTTCTTAACATTAAGATCAGCAAAGTCAAGACCAAGACCACTAGTACCAAGAACAGCTAACTTCTGAGCATCCTTATCAGTAAGAATGGTAGAATTATTGTACATAGTAATAGTACTATCCTGAATACCACTAGTATCAAGATCATTAGTCATATTATAGTTGGCATCAAAAATAAAGTCAAGATTTACACGAGCAGGAGATAAAATCTTACGGTCCTTTGTACCACGGAATGCCTTTACGAATTCACGAGATAATAGAACCTTCATTTCACTCTCATTAGGAGCACGAGTTTCACCATTTACAGTAATTTCTTCGAAGTCACCATCATGACCACCGCTGAGCATATTACCAGTAGAAATACCAAGATTTACACCATCATACTGATCATCATCGATAGCACACTCAACACCTTCGTCATAAATAATATTACCAGTATCAGGATCAATATTAGTAACATTATACATCCAACGATAACCATCATTGAGAGGATCAGCAACTACAAGAACACGAGCACCTACATAAGCAGTACTCCAATCAGCAATATTCAGAGGCTTAGATGCACCGCCAGTATTAGGTACTTCAAGATCTGGAGCAACATAAGCACCAGTAGACTTGACAGTATAGTTACGGTAATAAGGAATTTGTTCACTAGTACGAGTATTAAGTTTCATACCAAAAATGGGATCGAAAGAATCCTCAACAACTTTAAGAGCTTCTTCTAGTTCAGCCACATCATCAGCATTCATACCAGAGTTCATAACATACTCTTTATTAGCTGCAACAATATTATTCTTATAGAAATTATAAATAGTCTGGAAACTATCTTCAAAGGACTGAATACGAATAGGTGAAGAACCAGTAGAGAATTGATCAATTACGTCAGATATCATTGTAGACATATCATAACGCACAGTCTGATGTAGAGAACCAGAGAACATATTGATTACACGAGTAACTGTACTATTGCTGATAAGATTAAAACGATACATCTTGAGATCATATTCTTTCTCAGCATCAGTATCTCTAGTAATAGAAATAGAATAATTATTACCATACTGGCCACGACCAATGCTTCTGATATAGCAAAGAGGTACGGTCATATAACCAGTTTGAGGATCAGCAGTAGAAGAAGCTAGACTACGAGCAAACTCCTCGATATCATCTTCACTCTTAGCACCCTCAGTAAGATAAGGTTTGTTAGCATATGCAAGAGAATATTTAACTTCAAGACGAACCTTACCAGTTTCTTGACCAAGATCATCAAGAATATTACCTTTACGATAATGAGCTAGAATTACTACATTTGAATATGTAGCATTGTCAGGAAGTACACGACAGAACCAAACATTAGTACTTCCATTAAAAAGTACATCTGCTTGGATAGAAGGCTGTCCATACTTCTGGAAATTACCTTTGCCGAATAAAGCTTCCTTAGTAGCAAGATCATTTAAACGGACAAAGGTGTTGTCGATACCCTGATCAGCACCAGTTACAACACAAGTTGCAAATGGCATATCATCAGCACTGACAGGAGTAGCAACGGTTTCATCATACCAAGTATTATCCTGAATAACTGTATGAACATGAGGATGAGCATAATAAGGTATGATTTGAACAGTGGATTCCATATTATCCATATTTTCAGACACTCCTTTACTAGTTATTTTTAATTGTAAAATCAGAAGGGATTACCTCTTTAATAGAGTGTTACTAAACAATAGCGTACTAGTAGTGAATAATTTTTTCTAAAGGAGATATAGGTTCATCAATATTGTCAATTGAATTATTAATACCATTAGAAATCATTGTACCAATATCCTCAAATACCATACCACTGAATGTTGACAAATCTTTTACAACATCTCTAACATTACCAGTAGTATAGTCATATCCTGATGGATTGGTTTGTTTGCCATAATATTGACCATAACGTTCTTTTGTATTATGAGAATTTCTATATATGGTAGCAATAATCATTTCAAAAATTTTAGATGGTACTTTATAAGAAACACCAGAAATCTCCAAATTCTTCCACCAGATATCAATAATTTTAGTATAATTTAATGTAGTAGGAAGTTTACCTGCTAACATCATATTGAGGAACGCATTAGCAACATCTCTACCTTTAGCAATTGTTTGATGTAATACATATGAATCTTTTAAATATTCAAGAGTCATAACATCGATAATATCATTATTAATTTTAATTGATTCTTGTTTAAATTCATAAACCATAAAATGTACTACAGTAGGAAGATTCATTAATTGTAATGGTCCTTCCTCACCATTCTTAAATGATCTTACATATACAAGTCCAAGTGTTTCAATCATAGATCCCTTATTAATTGCAATTTTATTATTGAAATATTCCATTGGAATATAAATTTCCATATATTCATTGCAATAAATTTTACCTTTATTTGCATATAAAACTCCCATTTATTATTTATCCCTCCAATCTTTATTGAAGCTGATTACATTTGGGTTATCATTAATTAATTATACTTCAATATACACTATTTATTGTATCAAAAAAATGAGCACCTATAGAAATATTTTCATCATTTTGACCAGTAGAATTATCTCTAATTCTAGAATATACATCATCATGCATAAATTTAAATGTATTTACTAATTCTTTAATTTCACCTTCAATTCTAATTGCATCTTCTATTACTATTTCATCATATGATCTAGTTGCTTCACTTTGTGTGAAGTAGCTACTCATATTATCTTTTTCCAATAACTTCTGATCAGTATTATCTTCTAATGTAGTAATAGTTCCAGCAATTGGATGTAATTCTTTAATAATTCCAAAATGTTCTAAATTATCTCCAGTATAGTAAATATAAATAGTATGAAGATAACTCATTACACAGTCATCATGTTCACCTTGATCAGCTTGAATTTTACCAGTAGACGTTTTAATTAGTTTACACATATCATCTACTAAATATTCAGTATTAAGTAATTCTTTATGTCCATCTACATGTTGGAATAATAATTCAAACATTGCATCTCGAACTTTTTTAGATAGATAAGTTCCATACTTTTTATATTGAGCAGCCATTGATTTAAGTTGATTATCTTCAGCTGATTCTTCAACCATTTCTTCCAACTGTCTAGCTGATTCAGACCAATATAAATTATCTCTAATAGAAGTTTCTAATAACATTTGAATTAGATAAATACCCATACTATTCTTTTCAGGAATTAATACTGCATGAGGAATATAATTACTTACTAATTCAATTAACATTTTAACTGCATTTGGTCCAGAAATATATGGAGATTTAAATTCAGCTGCAATTTGTAAATTAAATGGATTTACAATCGTGATAGCAAAATTATCTCCACCGCCGCCTGATGCAGGATCAATGCCAACTAAGTATGGAATATTTTCATCTAAATCTTTTGGTTTACCAAATTGAAATCCAGCCCCATGATCATACAAACGGAATAACCATTTTCCACATACTAAAAGTTCTCTTGTAGATTTTTTCATATTGGAAATTAGATATTCAATATCTTCTGGACTAAATGGAGATGCATTAGAACCACGTAATCTTTGTAATAAGATTTCTCTTCTAATAGCCATCTTATCACCAGATAGTTTATACTGTTCTAATACCCAATCATATGTTTTTCGGACTTGAAAATATTGATACTCCATATAAAAAATATCAACAACTTCACGAGTTCGTTTTTCTTCACTGTTGTGATATTCTTCTTGAAATGCTGATTTATAATTAGTAATTTCTTCTTCAGTCATATCATAAATTTTTTCAGTCCATGGAATCATCGATTGAATTATCGGAAGTGCATCACGTCCTTCTCGAGTATCTAAATTTCCAGGCGTAGTCGTAAATATTCGGCAATGTGGGCGACCAGCTGCTGCTGCGTTTTCAGATGCAGTTTTATATAAAGGAGCAGAGTTTGAAAGTATTTCACCAAAGAATGGAGTATGTTCAATCTCATCAAAATATAAAATAGCACCAGATCCACCACGTCCCATACCTTGAGCATGAGACAAACTAGTTGGTTTAGGATGAATTTCAACACTATTATGAAGTAAATTATTTTCTAATTTTTCAGTTGCTTGTCTTGATTTCTTAATCTTACCATCTTCAGCCATATATTTACGAAACTGAAGCCATTCAGGTAATAATTCAATATTATTTTTTAAATGAGCTAAGTTTCGTTTTGTATTATCAGTTTCTTTACCAAAGAAATGAACATGTAAGTTTTTAGATAATTGCACAGCCCAACATACAGGACCACCAATAGTACCAGTTGTTTTCCATGTCTGACGTGGTTCATTTAAACAAAAATCTTGAGATCTTTCAAAACACCATAATGCAGCTGCTAATCCTCTATGAAGTCCATAAGGTACAACACCTTTATCAGTACGCATACGTACAGCTGTGCGAGCAAAATACCACATATTATTACGATATTCATGTAATAATGCATTAACTTCTTGAGGAGTTATATCTGGTTTAAATGGGTCAATGTCAGCAACTCTAGGATTGTTAATTCTTAACATAAAATAATAATTCTTAATACCTAGAGTTTTAAGTTCTTTAGCTGTCAATAAGAAACTTGGATTTTTTGTTGGAGTAAAATCATAAAAACGGCCATTAATTTGTTTTATATCTGCCATAAACCCATATCACCTCCTTTATTTTAGTAATATAAATTTTACTAAGAAAGTTCGTATATATCATGATATAAAATTATATATTATTTATATAATGAACGAATAAACTAAAATTGAAAATTATTACTTGAAAATGGAGGTAAAATTAATGAGTCTTAAAACAATTTTGTTTACACATGATGATTTGGACGGAGCAGGTAGCAGAATTGTGTATGAATTAGCACATCAACATTTGGAAAAAAATGTTGAATATAAAGTTATTAATTGTACAAATTCTGGTATTGATAATGAAGTTATGGAAGTATTAAAATCAGGTATTGTTAATAAAGATACTGAGATTTGTTTTGCTGATATTGTGGCTAGTAGAGAAACATTGGAATACATTGTTAAGAATTTTAATACTCCTAGAATTTGGGATCATCATCGTACAAATTTCTTTGCAACACATATAGTTCCTAGTGCAGTTATTATTCCTGAAAATGAACTTGGAATAATGCAGTCTGGTACTAGTTTAATTTATCAACATTATTGTGCATTAGCAATTGATTTTCCTGATGATCCTAGAGCCAAATTTGTTTCTGGAACAGATACTAGTCAAAGATTCTTAGCAGAGTTTGTTGATACTATTCGGTCATATGATACATATGAGTGGAAAAGTACAAATAATTTGAATGCTAAAAAGTTGCAAACTTTATTTAGTTTATTAGGAATGGAAAGATTTTGTGATCAGTATGTAAAGAGACTTAGTAACATTAAATCTGATGATATTATTCTCCTTGAAGATCTTAAGTTTGTTGATGCTAAACTTGAAAGAGAACAAAATATCATTGATACTGTTACTCCTGATGATGTATATCATATTAATGTTAGAGGTTTAAATACTGCATTTAGTATCGGAGGATTTGGTGTTAATGGATCAGAATTAGCATATCAATTTCTTAAAAAATATCCTGAATTTGATATGTTTGCTATCTTTGATTTCTGGAGTGGTGGTACTTTTAGTTTTAGAGCTATTAGAGATGATCTTGATATTGGTAGAGATGTTGCACTACCTATAGGAGGAGGCGGACACGCAAAAAGTTCAGGAGCTCCACTTCCTGATGAATTAAGAGATCAAATCATTGATATTCTTATTAATCATATGAATAAAGGATATGAATATGATAACTCGTCGAGATAAAAGGTTCTTTAATGCAGCAGCACATATGGCTAATTTAGCTACATATAAAAGACAAAAAGTTGGCTGTGTGATTGTATACCATAATAAGATTATTTCTACTGGATGCAATAAAGATCAAACTCATCCACTTCAAAAAACTTATAATGAAGCTAGACAAATTCCTGATTGGAGTCCTCATAAACTTCATGCAGAAACTGATGCTATTCGTCATATTATTGATCTTGATATAGATTGGAGAAAAGTATCAGTTTATATTTATCGTAAACTTAAAGATCGTCCATTTGGTATGGCTAAACCATGTAATTCATGTATGAAACTAATAAAAGATCTCGGTATTAGACATGTATATTACACTGGTGATGATGGCTATGTTTACGAATATATAGAATGAAATAACAGGAGGGATTATATCCCTCCTGTTATTTTTTATTCATTTAACCTTCATAACCCTTAGGATACTGAATATCAATAATTGGACGGGTAGTAGGATTAACAATTTTAACTTTCATAATATTATCTAAACATTGAAGAAGTTGAGTTCTTAATGTTTCTAAATAAGGCTTAGTATGAGGAACAATATATTTTTTACTTCCAACAGTTAATAATTCGAGATACCATTCTACAATTTCTATTTTACCAATAGTATATGAAGCAATCATCATTTTATCATTAGCATCTCTAATAGCTTCAGTTTCAATAGTAATATATGCTACAAGATCAGATGGAATTTTCTTGAGTTTCTTTACTCCAAATTTTTCTTGTAAATATTTTATTTCAGGATTCTTTTGTTTATGAATCCAATCCATATCAAACTGTTCCATCATCCATCTTTCATTAAACTGATTAATTTCATTATCAAAGCCATTATTTAAATATTTATCAACTGCTTCAGGTAAATATGAAAGTTCACGAATATTTTCATCAGTAATATCACAAGCTTCTCTTAATTCTTTAATCATTTCATTTACATCATCTACAATTTGTTTCTTTTCTTTTTCAGGAGCAGCATATCGTGTATAAATATTTCTAATGAATTGATTTACTGTTTTGATATCAGATGTAGAAATTTTAAATGTATCTTTGTTATCCATCTTAACATCATCAAAAACAAATAATAGTTGCATAGGTAAAGTTACAACACCGCTGAGTTTAGTAGTAGAAATTAGATGTTTCATTTCTTTATTTAATCTCATAGTTTCGGCCATTAATTTATGACTATATTTTTCTAATCCAGAATTATAATATTTAATAGCAGCTCTAAAGAAATTGAAAGCATCATCAGGATTATTCATGGTATGGAAAATTCTAGGAGACATTTTAATATTAATTTCAGGAGTACGATGAATTAGTCCATTAATAGTTTCTCTACCATTAATAAAACGATATACAAAATCTTGAGTCATCTTAGGAATTTTAAATTCAAAAGTATTAAAAGATTGATAAGAATCTAAAGTAATAGTTACTTTACGGAAGCCATTACTCCATAATGGAAGTAAATTCTTAGTAATAATATTAGCATATGTATTTGCTTTATATTGAGTTACTTTATAATTTTCATCTTCTTTAATAGAAGTAATAATATCCTGAGATAAAGCTCTAAGAGTACGTTTAGCTTCTGCTTCACTCATATCAGTATTATATTCAGGCTTTTCATTATTAGCTTCCATGAAAGGATCAAATATGATTTGATTATCATTATTAATACTTTCTTTCATAGGTTTGATTGGTTTTGTTTTCTTATCTTCAAATAATTCCCAAACTACTTTAGCAACTTTAGAAGATGGCCATACATCAAAACCTTCAAATGGTTCACCATGTTCACTTTCACAAGTTAGTCTCATGTCATATTGTTTACGTACTTTAGTTTTCATATCATAATGAACATGACGAATGAAATCATGTAATAATTCATGATCGATATCATTACGATGATTCATAAAATGACCAGTAAGCTGAATCATACAACTATAACGTTTTCCTTGTTGATATACTCTTACTGAACCGATTTGACTATTGTCAGTAGGTTCAGTACAAAATTCTTCAATAGCAGTTTTAGCCCATTCTTGTTCACGAATAGGATCATAAGCAGAATCTTTCCATACTTCATCACAAGTAGTTACTACCATCTTATGAATATTCATAATTTTAAGACGAAGCTCTTCAGGTAAATCACCTAAGAATCCATCTCTAACTAAAGATTTATTTTTAGCCATAATCTATTTCATCTCCATTCGAATAATAATTTATCAATACACGTTATTAACTAGTCATCAAAAATGGATAATAGTAGCTGGGTATTATACCCAGCTACTATTATCCATATAGATTTCATAATAAGACATTGGATACATAGGATACATTTATATATCCAATGCTGCTACAAGATGGATTATAAAATATTAATTAATTATTAGGGCTCAGGGAATACAGGAGTAGACCAAGGAGCACCAGTTACAGGAGGACGAACAGGAGCATCACCGTATACACGATTAGAATTAAGCATAATAAGGTTAGCCTGAATACCCTGAACTGCCATAGTATGGAAACGGCTAGTGGCAGTTACGATGTTGTAAGCACCACCAGGAGCAGTAGTAGACTGATAAGCAGTCTGAGACTGGCTAGTGAGTAGATGAGAAGTATACTTCAGATGACGATAAGAAATATGCTCAGCAGAAGTAGGATATCCATAAATATGGAGAATAAGCTCACGTACACCAGTAGCATCCATTGGATCAACAGTGTAAGCATCATAAAGGTTAGTAGCAACAACACGAACATTTGCACCAAGATCAGTAGCAAAACCATAAGAGTTGTTTACAGAAATACCACCAATGCTAGCACCATTCTGTGCCTTCCAATTAACAAACTCAGAAATTAGCTGAGTAGCCATTGGGTTACCAACGATTACGAAGGACAGATCTTCCAACTTAGTGAGCTCAAGGATCTGATGAACAATACTCTTCAGACGGAACTGAATAGCAGTGCTTACATACTTGAAGGGGTCACCAGCAAAGTAAGCAGGAGGATTAAGATCAACAGTATAAGTCTGAGCAGTAGACTCGAGCTTATAAATATCAGTCTGGATACCATTATACTTAGCAAACTCATCATTCAGGAACTTAATAACAGTCATACACTCCTGCATTTCCTGAGTACGAACAATTTCATCAACCATGCGGTTGTAGTAGTTCATATCAAGTAGAGCAGCAGCATCTTCAATCTCTTCAATAGAGAAAGGCATATTCCAACGAGCACCATCTTCGATTACGAAACGAAGAATGTCGCGCTTCTCACGAACGGAAATACTACGAAGGTTCTTCTCATTAGAGAGATAACCAGAGAATACAACACCCTCAACCTGGCCAGAAGCAGAAGACATGGAGATAGTACCATTCTTAAAGTCAACCTGACCAGAAAGAGTATCCTCAACTACAGTACCCTGCTCAGTGGTGAAATTAAGATCACCATTTACAAGAGTGCCATTGGTGGAGAACTCAACAGTGATACCATTGCCAGGTAGACGAATAACCTCAGCACCAACCTTAACGCCAATAATCTTAAACTGGAAGGAAAGTTTATCAACACCAGGAGTACCATCAGTGAGACCGCCAATGATATCATATTTCCAAAGACGACCATCAGTGAAATCAACTACCTGCTCACGGATCTTATGACCCTTAGAAGCATTCCAGAGTTTCTCCCAAGTACCATCAAATAGACACTTAGGATACTCATATTCATCACCAGTCTGATTATCTACCATATAGGTAGTACGAATATGCTTGGTGATATTAGGAGTTTTAACAGCCTCTACCTCAATAATATCTTTAAGGATAGAGCTAAAGAACTGCTTAACAAGAACAGGGAATTCAAGAGTTGCAATAGGAAGGAATCCAGCAAGAGAAGCAGACTCAGTATAAGATTTAACCTTAGTATCCCAGAAAGTATTGACATTATCAATTACACCCTGGATATGAGGATCATTAGGAGACATTTCACGGAAAGCTTCAAATACAGGCTCCATCAGGTCAGCCTTATACTGCTCCATGAAAGAACGGTCACCCATCATAGCTTTCATATCACGTTTAATGTCAATACCATGTAATTCCTTATAAGACTCATAAAGATCATTAAACCGTTCATCAAAGCTCTTAGTATTATCCTCACGATAGACTCCAAAAGAACTTCTTTGGGGCTGATACCCAGTGTTTTTGCGTTCGCTGGCTGACTCATAGAACCAGCTAACATTGTTTCTAGCCATAGTAGCATATCTCCTTTACTTTATAATTTTTAATTTCTACATTTGATAAATAGTATTTGTAGATTTACTTGATGGTTACTATATTGCTTTAAGTCCTTTCTTAATTTCACTATCAAAAACATCATTAAGCAACTTCAGTAAATTCAAGCACTTATTAAAGAATAGTAGGTTTTTACTGTAGTTCTCATTAAGAAAAGAATTTTTAATATATAGACGAATATTTTCATCTAATTTTTTCAGAGATTCTATAATCTCTAATGATTCTGCAGATAGTGTATATAACATATCACTATTATTTTTTATCATAGTAAGTTGACCACCGATAGTATTTAGAAGTGCAAGATATCGTTGATATAGATTCATATTCATGATTGCAGATATCTTATCATCTAGTCCTAGATTTTGCATTGGATCATCTGGATTTTCAGCTCCATCAGTTCCCATATCATCTTCCATACCAAATTCATCTTCACCAAATTCTTCAGGCATATCTGGAGGTCCATCGTCAGTTGTTTGATCACTATCTGTATCAGTTCCAAGATTTTCTGGAAGATCAGGGGGCCCATTATCATTTTCTGCACCAACTGGAACTTCAGGTTGGTTATTAACCATATCTGGTGGAACTTCATCCCCTGGTGCTTCAAATAAAAATTGTTCAAATATATTTGGTTTATTCATCATCCACTAATAGATGCCTCCTTTCCATTGAACTAAAGAAGCTTTAGATCATCTTTTTCATAGCTCTAGTTCCACCAACACGAATTAGCTTCTTATTTAATTCGTTCTTAAATCTCATGAGCTTATATTTCTCAGATTTATCACCTTTATAATCAGCATCTCTAATTTTCTCATCAATGACTTCCATTTCAGTTTTAAGCTCACCAATTATCTCATTTCTAAGACGGAACTGTTGTTTATTTTTACCATATCCTCTAGCAAGTGATAAGAATAAGAAAACAGGATTTAGTAAAATACCAGCTTTAAATAATGATCCAGCAACAATAAATTCTTTAATAGCTGCAAATAAATTATTACGAACATTGGGATCAGTCATTCTTTCTTTAATTTTATTTTCATCTGCATCTTTCCAGTCAACTAACATTTTAGTTAGCCAACCTTTAGTTCTATTAATTGGTTTCATTGCAGCTCTACCAACATTTTGAATATTCTGAACTTTTCTTTTTGTCTCTTGCTGTTTTTTAGTGGTCTTACGATCAATATCAGTTAAGATATCTTTAACAGGATGATCTGATTTAGGTTTATTATCATCGGCATCCCCAACAGCTTCAGCAAAAGTTGTCTCTCCTCTAGTCTTATAAATATTAATACTTGTTTCCATTATTTCTGTAGTTTTCTTTAGATACTCTTGATCTTTAATACACTTCTTATAGAGATCTAAGCTTAATGTTAGATTAGCAATCATTTCAGCATTTGTAAAATTAGTATTTCCTTTAGCGGCCTTTTCAGTCATTTGCATAATTACAGGAGGAACACTCCAATTCAAAATAATATTAAGATCGATTTTATCTAAATGACCAGTAGGTTTAGTTTTAAATACTGCTTTTGCTAATTTCATAGGATCAATATGAGCAGCTTCATTAGCTAGTCTTTCTGGTTTTAATTTATAATATGCAAAGTTAGCTTCAGCAATAGCTTGCTGATCGAACATACTATAGATTTCTGAAACTAATGAAGTTATTACTTGACGTTTAATAGAATATTCTAACCAATCATTGAGTGATAATTGATCATATGTTAAAGCATGACCATGTTCATGAGAAATAATCAATTCAAGATCATCTTTATTTTTAATCTGATAAGATTCCAAAATGGATGAATTGACTAAAATAACAGTTTGGAATTCACCACTATCACCATATAAATCACTAGTAAATCTATCAATTGATTCTCCAGCTTGTAGTTTCTTGATAATAGATCTATCAGTTCTAACACAAGAAGCAGGACCAATCTGTTGAATAATCAATTGATTATCTCCATATGGATTTACAAAAATAATATCAGCATTAAATTTAGATCTTAATTTTTCAATTGTATGAATGATATCCTTTTCACTTAAAGGACCTTTAAAAAATGATTTAATTGATTTAATAGTCTTAATAGGCTTAATTGATTCTTCAATTAAATCATCATTCTCTTCAACTGATTCTGTTTTAGTATTATTTAGATTAAGAGGAATATTAGTACCAATAACAGTCATTGGAATATTTTTTGTAATATTTGCAGGAGTTCCCATATTCTGTAAATTGGCTAATGATTTTTTGACGCCAATAAATCCTCTAACTTTATTGGCGACTTTCTTAAAAAAATCTTTAAGGCCCTCCTCAAATATCTGATTATTAGAATCAAAAATATTTAATTCCCAAGGTTTAGAAGATTCTTCTTTAATTAATTCATCATTTACATTTTCTTCAGTAGATTCTTCTTCAACTTTTTCATCAGGAATTAAACTGTATCCATTGTTTTTATTATGACTATTAATATGAGTTACTTTTGAATTATCTGTATGATGATCATCACTAAGACTACTATTTTTATTATAAGAATTTATATTATGATTTTTATTCATAGAATTCGTATAATTATAATAGTAATTATTAATGACAGCCTTATCATGATCGGATAATCCAGTATCATTAGATTTACTTACTTCAGGTTTGTCATCGGAATTATTATATGCAGATGGGAATAATGGTGATGCAGGTTTTTCATCATCATTATTAGAAGCAGAAGGACGCCGATAATCATCTAATGTAGGTTCTTTATCATCATTTTTCTTTTTATTAGAATCTTCTTCACCATAATCAAGATCATGATTAGCAGAAATATATCTAGGAATTTCACCAGTCTTCTTATTTCTAGTATTTACCATCCACATAGCTTCTTTAACAAATTTTGTATTATGAATACTAGGTAGCATTGGTATAACACTATTAGCTACATCTTCTTCAATAACACCATCTAACATTTCATATAGATCATAAATATCAGATTGTAAATTATTAGATGATTCATTTAATTCATCCATCCAAGTCATTTGATATTCTTTAAATGAAATCATTTCTTGAATAGCATTAATTTCATCTTCAGAATATTCCATCATTAAATCATTTCGATCCATGATTACTGCTTCACGATATAATTGATGCTCCCTATTTTTAACATTTTTTACAATAGTAGATAAACAATTTTCTGTCATATGATTAATAATATTATTAGATTTTTCTCCATATGAAATATCTTTACAAGCTGTGAGCATCCATTCATAGATTACATTATTATTTTCATTATAATTATTAGAAATAAATTCTAATACCGTATGTACTGCATCTTCATTAATTGATTTTGCAGTAATTAATGCATCCGGAATAGCAGCTTCACCAAATGTTTTAATCATACCAGAAATAATTTTACGATTTTGATGAGTGCCATCTGTCTTTCCATAATAAGTTTTAATATAATTATCTTTATCTAATTCTAAATTATAATTTTCAAACATCATAAAACAATGAATATGATTTTTTCTAAATGATTCAAAGTATTCAATCATTTCAGTATATAAAGAATTATCTTTATTATATACTTCACATTTACGAATACACTCATTTAGAGTATCAATCATTTGATCATAGCATGCAATTGGAAATCCATTCTTTTCAATAAATAGTTTTACTGTTTTTAATCCAATATCAGATTGAATGATATATTCTAATTGTGTCATATAACCAATAGGATTATTTTCAATTAAATCCTGAATGGCTTCAGTGTAAGCAGTAATATCTGCTTTTCTCCCACTGGATTTAGCAGTGAGATATAAAGATTTAATATCTTTCATAACTCATTCTAACCTCTTTTCTAAAAAGATTTTAATTACAAGATTATTAGTTGGTGTGAAGGAGAGTAACATAAATGGCAAAACAAAATAAGAAAAAATCTGAATTAACTAAAATCAAAGATATAAATACTGGTAAGATTGGAGTATTCTTTAAAAAGTCCATATTAAAATCTATTGTTAAGATTCTTACAATGGAACATGCTGGTTTTAGAACATTCAAATCAGTTAAAAATATAAACAGATTGTTTTCAAATATTGATACAACGAAATATCAAAATAATCATGAATTGTTATCATACATTTGGTGTATAAATTACATTTCAAAACAATGGTTATCAGGAGTGATTGATCCAGAAATAATTGTAGAAATGGCTAAACGTCAACCTGATTATGATAATATAAAAGGTGACATTATTACAACGTGTATGAATGATCCAAATATTATCACATCTATTGAAGCAAAGATGATATTTGATTTAATTAGTGAAGCATTGCAATATGGATATGTAACTGCAATGAAAGAAGAATATATTAATCTACTAGATGATATTAGTTTAGATGAACCTGGAGCATTTAGAACATTAGTAGATAGATTATTCTTAGTATCACAATCATTATTAGATATTAAGCATAGTACTAATATGGTTGCAAATAAAGTAGAATTCAATACAGCTGATATGGATTCTGTTAAAGAATCCATAAGTCAAACAATAGACTCTTTAAAATCATCAAATAATATTTTCAAAACTGGTATTAGAAGATTAAATACACTTTTGTCTCCAGGATATATGAATGGTAGAATTTACATATATCTTGGTCTACCTGGTTCCGGCAAAAGTCTAATACTTTTAAAATCCGCTTTAGATATCAGAAAATATAATCCAGACTTTAAACCTAAAACTCCTGGTATGAAACCTGCAGTTCTTTATATTACTATGGAAAATACATTTACTGAAACTATTGAACGTATTTGGAGTATGTCATTTGATGAGCCTATTGTAAATTATTCTGAAGAAGAAGCAATTGAAAAATTATGTAAAGAATTAGGAATTGATTTATTAAAAAATGAAAATATTAATGAATATAATAAATCTGATTTAAGTTCATTAATTAATGAAGATAAAGATAATGAAAAAACTAATATTGAAATTGTAATGCAATATTATCCTTATCGATCTATTAATACTGATGATTTATTTACTATTATTCAAGATCTTAAAGATGAAAATTTAGAAGTGTGTGCATTAGTATTCGATTATATTAAACGCATTGAACCATCAATTCCCATAGTTGATAATCCTAGACTAGAACTAGGCAGAATAATAGATGAACTTAAAGCATTATCAGTTATTAATGATATTCCAGTTATTACTGCTCATCAAATGAATAGATCGGCTGCTGCTACTGTTGATGCTGCTGCACGTCAAGGAAAAGGAGATACTAATAAATTAGTTGGAAGAGAAAATGTTGGTGATTCGTAAACATAACGTTCTGCGAATCTAAAATTTCGTGAATTGCGGGAAACTCTTGAAGTACTAAACAACCGCAGTATTATAGTAATATAATATGTAGCAGTAATCGTAATGGATTATGGATGGTAAAATCGTTTAGTATATAAGACAATCCGCAGCAAGTTAAGTGACTAAAAATTATATCTGGTAAAATAATTATATATCATAATATGAAAGGAGGTGTAAGTTATGAGTAAAAACTTACTAATTTAGAAGAGAAAGTATTAGAATCTCTTCAAGAAGAACGTAATAAAAGATCATTAGAATTATTTGATAAACCTGTGCATGAATTACAAATTGCTGAGTTAGATTTATTGGATAAATATTTATATGATCTAAAGTGAAATAATTAATATAGTTGGAGTAACAGACCATGTTATTCAAGGAATTAAAGAAGGAAGATTATGGAAAGATATTGCAATCAACTATAATATTCCAAAGCCAATAAATCGTATACGATCACAAGAATTAAAAGATCATATAACTAAATTAATATTTGAAGGGCATAAGGATCGAGAAATCGTTCAACTAGTAGGTTTACCAGATACTGAACATGAACGAGAATATGTTGGATTATTCCGTAGAAGATTATTTAAGAAAATGGAAAAATCTAATTTAAAATAATAATAGTCACTTAAAATGTTCAGAGACTATCGACCAACTATAGTATTCGAGAAATATGATACTAATAGTCAGTAGAGTAACTCCTAATATGTTTAGGTATGTAAAAGTGGAATGTTTACATGGTAATGTGAAGTGCGAAACAATTAAATTCTATTAATAGAATTTAATTGATGATATAGTCCAAGATATATAGTAATATATCTAAGGGAATGTTATAGAAGGTGGAGATTGGATTGCAGTAATAAATAGTGAATATAAACCTGGTAGTGATGAAAAATATATGACATTTAATGTAGTTAAAAGAAGACGTATTGATATGGCAGAAGCTGAGTTTGCTAAATATACTTATCTAGCCCATCCATTTGCAAAAAATAATGGTTTAAGATTAATTGATGATATTAATTTAAATAAAGTATTATCATTACAAAGTTTATCTTCAGATATTGATGTTGTTGGTAAAGAAAAAGCTAATGCAGTTCCAAGATTAAAATCTATGGAACAACAAGATTTTATGGAGTATGATGAAGATGATATGATTTAATAATGATGAGAGGTATTATACCTCTCATCATTATTTTTAGTATATTATTTATTTTTATTTATATATTATTATAATAGAAGAGCAAATTACATAGCAAAATTAATAATTTATGAAAGGCAGTGATTTGAATCAATGGAACGTTCGACTATGTTTATTCGTGGTCAAGTATGGTACTGGGAAGATCCAATCTGTGGCAAAAAAGAATTTGGTATTAATGTACCAAATAATGATGTAAATATGAGATATAATCGATATTGCATCATTGCACAAACAACAAAAACGATTACAAATAATATGATCCTTGTTATTCCTTGCTCTTCTACTAACAATGATCCAAATGATGTTAAAATTCATCTCATGCATCTGTTTAATGAAAATTATTCATATGCAAAAATTCGTTCTATATTCCCAGCAAATCCAAAATCTTTAACCAGATATATCTGTACACTATCTGAAGAATCTATGTTAAAAATTGAAGCAGAAGTCATGAAACTATTAACTCCTACTATTGTAGAGATGGTTAATCATCATGACATAAAAAATATTACTGGTATTGATCTTGATAATAAAGTTGATACCAATGAATCAACTGAATCAAAAACAGAATCTGATACTAGTAATAATAACTGTCAAACTTATGCATATGATGAAATTTCTAATATTAGAGATTTTATTACTCAATGTGTATATAAAGAAAATGGTAGTAGGATAACTGGTTATGATCTAAAATGTGCATATGATAAATACTGTAAAGATCATGATATGGAATCCTATCTTAAAGATATGGAATTCATTGATCTGGTCAATCAATTGATTCTTAAACAAAAATATTCTGGCAATGTTACTAATCTGAGAAAGATTGAGTTTGTTGACTGGGCATTTAAACCTTCTAATTTAACTAATGCTGAGTCAGTTATACCAGATTCAAAACCAATTAAAATGAAAAAGTCTACTGAAATGACTGATAAAAAGAAAGGCAGGAGATATTCTGATGAAGAAAAAATAAAGTTCCTTGAATTCTATAAGACTAATGGAAAAGTTGCTACTGCAAAAGAATATGATTTGACAATTTCTAGTGTAGTTTCTAAATTTTATAAAATTGAGAAATATTTTAAGATGAAAGAAAAACAATAAGTTGATAGTGAAGTTCAACATGATAAAGATAATGTTGAACTTCCAAAATTTTCTATTCCAACAACAAAAGATATTCAACAATCTATTTCTAAAGTTGGAAATATGATTGTTGATACGCTAGAGGTGTATAAAACTTTTGAAAATCTAAGTTATATTAAATCCAATGATGGCGAAGAAATTGATGAACGTTACTTTTATAATAAGCTTCGTTCAGCAGTATACTTTGCTTTGCTGGATATGCTAGATGTTCATCAGACTGATAATAGTACATATAAAATTCCTGAAATTGATGAAAATACTATGTATATTAAAACTTGGCATTTCTTCGATAAAGTATACCATGATCTTAGAATCTCTACTGAAACTAATGGAGAGAAAATGGTAGAGTTATATAGGAAGTATTATGGTAATATTTGCAAAGGTATTGATACAATTTTCATCCATTTATTGAAAGAAAAAATTAATAAGCGTTTTAATATTAGTGAAGTTGATCTACAATATCTTTGTGGATTGATTAAAGCATATTATTGTGATATGCCGTAACAAAACAAAAATAATGGGGTGGTATAATCCACCCCATTATTTTTTATTCAATTGGAGTATCTAATAAATCAGTATCATCTATTTCATCAGGATATGCATCAATTCCATCCATTGGAATTTTTTCACCTAAGAAAACATGTTCTTCACATTCTTTATTTACAATATTAACAATAGTTGCTAACATTGTACCAGCCATTTCTGCCATAGTTTCAAAATCTTGTTTATCATCAGTTTCTAAATCAGGATCTTCAATAATTTCTTTTACATCTGTAATGAATGAATCTAGTTTCATTACCGCTTGTTTACATAATCCTAGTGGAATTTTTCCATCTTGTTCATGCATATAAACAACTCCTTTCTATACAAATAGAATATATAAATTATAAATCAACTACTTTAAATGATTTTGATTTTCTACGCAATACATCTGCTCTAGCATTTGCCCAAGCTCGTAACTGTGGAACTTGAGCATCAACTATATCCCACATATATGTATCGCGGCCATCGTCTCTTCTTCGTAGCCTACCTGAAATCTGGTCTGCTAAAATCCATGATTTATATTGTGTTACTACAATTAGTTTAGCTAAACCTTTAGCATCAAATCCAGTACCAGCAGATTTATCAGTTGAAATTATAATATCATATTCAGCCTTTACTTTATCATTATGATCTTTACTATTTTTAGAATTAACTGTTCCTACAGTTTTATCTGGAAACATTTTAGATACATAATCAAGTAACACATTACAAGAAGCTACAGTAGATGTCAAAATTAAAGTTCTACCATATTTAACTTCTTTTTCAGCTGATTTAATAACTGTAAGAACATTTTTAAGAAATTTAGTCATAGTGCCATCTGAAGGAATAACCAATTCTGTATATGCAGGTATACTAATACCATACCTCATCCATTTACCAGCTCTTTCAGCATATCTCATAGTAGAACTAACAGATGCTATTTCTTTTTTAGATAATCCAGAATGAGTCCACATCATTTTCACATGCATATGAGGTTTCATTCCATATACATTACCAGGCTTTCTATTAAGTAATGTAGGTTCTTTTTCTTTTTCTCTAAATATTGCCAAATCACTAAACATTTCTTGGAATAATTTATTTTCATCATCACCAGATCTACCAAATGTACCAGTAAGATACCAGTTATTTGCAATATTACAATTAGCATCTACATTGATAATATTCTGAAACCACATTTGTACTTCATCAGTGACTTTAATTCCAAACTTATTAGCTTTCATAATTTTTTCTAAATCATAAGTTTTATTTAATGATGCCAAAGATGCTTGAGTGGTAATAACAAAATCAGCTTTACTATTAATAAAGTCTTTAGGTGAATTAATTAATTTAACTTTTTCTTCTGGAACATTAAACATTTTAATTAGAGTTTCAGCCCATTGACCTTTAATACTGCTAGTTGGGGTAATAATTAAAGTTTTTAATCCAACTTTAATAGCACAATAACAAGCCATAAATGTATTATGAGTATAAATATCATTATCTATCATATATAGATGATCATCTGCATCTACCATAATACATTGAGCTTCTTCTTGATGAGAATATGATATACTTTTAATAGGCACATAATGAATTATATTATATCCTACTGGAATAGCATATAGACTATAATGCCTTCTCATCAATCTTGCTAGACTAATTATTTCAATTTTATCTGTAATAATATTTTTTACTTGCCATAAGTGTTCTGCAGTACATAATGTTGTTCGTCCATCAATTAAAGTTACTTTAAATATATCTTTAACTCCTTGAGGATATACACCAGTTACAATAGTATTTCCATTAGTACCAATGATAGAATCACCAATTTTAATATCACCCATTCTAATAAATCCATGTTCAGTTTTAATTTTAGTAGATAATGGATTTGCTTTACCGGTACCAGGTGAAAGGATTCCTGCAACATTTCTCTTTTTATTAGCTTCTTCTAAAGTAAATTTAATGAAGTCAATTTGTAATTGATTTCTAGGTTGTGCATTATGTTGCACTGGAGTAATAGCAGCATAATCCCAATATTGTTTAGATCTATCTTCAATAGGAATTTTAGGAAATAATCGTTTAACACTATCTTCCATTCCAGTAGGAAATCCAATCATTTTTCCATCAGGGTCTTTATATGCAAATACTTTATCCATTGTACCAACTAAATCATCTAACATTCTTTCTTCTGTTTCATTATATTCAGTAAACATTAAACGTGTTCGTTCTTTAATTATTTTCATATTATATAAACACTCCCTTACTCAAGATTATTTATTTTATATACACCATTATTAATCAAACGTTTGATGATTATTTAAATAAAACGGTATTAATAGGTGACCAATTAAGGTCACCTATTAATACTTTCCAAAAGGAGGGATTGTGGAGTGAGCCATGGAATAAAATAGGAGGTAATAAATATAAATTCTATAATTATTAATTAATTATAATTCCCCTTTATAATATAATTAATAATATAGATTAATATAATGTAATTAAATATAACCTTAGTAATATTGGTACCGCATATTAAAAATTATTTACAATATTTGATATAGAAAGGAGAATATGTTAAATGAGTTTACATCATTTAGAAATTGATAATAGTATTGATAGTGCTATTAAAAGTGGTAAATGGAGTAATCCTGGTGCTTCTTTTTATGATAAACTATTGAATAGTTTCTATTGTAAAGATAATGTACCAGAAGATGCTAAAGAATTAGAAAAGAAAATTAAAAGCGGAAAATATTTACAATGGAATGATTTCTTAAAAGAAGCATATTTAATTGCTCCAATTAAAGATATTAAAAATAGTCCATATGGAGTTACTCCATTCAGTAGATCTGGATGTAAATATCCTCATCATGAAATTCGAAATAATAAATTAGTTTTATCAGTTCCTGGTGTTAAAGCTGCATATGCTAGAGCTAAACAACAAGGAGTATATAGTGGAGAAATTAAATCTCATTTAGAACGCCATATAAAAGATCTGGGTGAATTAGTTAATTTTCAAGAAACTATTGAAAATAATTTTGATGATATTTATGAATTTATAATGGAAAGAACTGGAATTAATTTATTTAATTCTGAAGTGTTTGAAGAAAAGAAAACAAGAGAGCAATATGCTAGAGAAAAATTTAAAAAGAAATATAAATATGATCCAAAAGATAGTACTATCGAAGTAGATGGTAAAAGAATAAAAGTTGATATTGGTAATAGTAGATTAATTCAATTAGATGGTGAGTATACTCCTAGAGCAACTATGTCTACTATTGTTGGGGATGATATGCTCATTACTGGTAATGATTTCTTTAAAACAAAAAATCAAAAACGTAGAGATGCTATATTACAACATGAAATTGGTCATCTAAAAATGCATCGACAAGAAGATTTTGATAAATCAAAATTATTTAATATGAAATTTATGAATGATGATAAACAACGATCTGATGTAATTAGCAAACAACTTAGTGCTGCTAAAGATGCTAATGATCTGCTTAGTATTATTGATCAAATGATTGATAATACAGATTCTAAAAATATATCACTTCATAGAAAAGATGCAGAAATAGCTGCTGATAAATATCTTAAAGGAAAAGATCCTAAAAATACTCATCTAACTTTTGATGAAATTGAAGCTGATAGATATGCTGCTAATAGAACTTCTGAAAAAGATTTAAGAAAAGCTATTATTGAAATAATGAAAAATGCAGGTAAATTAAAAACATTTACTAAATTACGAAATGATCAAATAGAAGCATATAATAAAAATTTGAAAATTAAGTTAGAAAAGAAAGGTAAATTAGATGAATATGAAAAACGTAAGAAAAAGAAAGTTTCAGAAAGTGAAATGATTGATAAATTAAAAAAATTAAATATTATTTTAAATAGTGAGACTATTCGTAGATCTAGAGCATTAAAAGATCCAACTTTAAGAAATTCTCCTATTTATAATGAATCAATATCTGAATATATTAAAGAATCCTTAGATTGGATTGATAGGTTCGTTCATGATGAAGAATTTCGTGAAAGTGCTTATAATACTATGATTGATTTAAAAACTCCATATGAATTATTAACTTGGATGCGTAGTAATATTAGATATGGATGGAAATCTAGTGAGGATAATAAAACTCATGGTACTGGATCTAATGATGATGCTCAATATTTTTATCAATATTTTAGATTACAATCTCCTACTAGATTAACTCAAACTAGAGTAGGTACATGTTGGGATCAAGTTGAATTGCAACGTCAATGGTTTGGTAAACATGGTATTGAACATGGAGTATTTTATATTGAACTACAAGATGGGGCTGCTACTCCTACTCATACATTTTTAGCATATCATATGAATGATGCATATTGGTGGTTTGAAAATGCATGGGGAAATCAACAAGGTATTCGTAAATATGATGATTTAAGATCATTGATTATTGATGTAGTATTAAAACATCAAGCTGAATGTAATGATAAAACATCTCCTGTATATGTATCATGGTTACATAATCCTCCTATATATGGAATTACATGTCAACAGTATCTTGATTATGCACATAGCCAAAAGCAATTAGATATTAATAATTTACCTACTAATTTCTATGAAAGTGTATTTGAAGAAAAATTTTATTATAAAGAAGCTGAAGAATCTTTTGATGATGAACCTCCAGAACTTCCTAATCCAGAAGAAATCTCTGATCAAGAGAACCCATCTGAAGAAACTCAACCTATAGAAGATGAAGTTGATACTGATGAACCTCCTGAATTAGAAGCTCCACCAGAAGAAAATATTCCATTAGAAGATCAATCTATTGAAAATAAAGAAATACCACAAGAAGAGGTTAAAGAAGAACCTGTTAAACAAGAAACTCCTCCTGAAATTGAATCTCGTCCTAAACAAGTTGATAGATTAGAATCAGATAAAAATGGAGTTAGAAGAAAGAAACTTTATATTGCATTCATTGAATGGTGCAAAGAATATAATAGTAGAAATACTTTTGGTAGTATTTTTGATAAAGATGCTTTTAAAGTTACATATCCATTTGTAGCTGATGAAATGAGGTATTTTTATAGATTAGCTAATCCAATGTTATGTGTATTAGCAGGAGATTTAACCTTCTTCCCAGTAGCAGAATTAACAAAAATCAATTCTAAAAATAAACAATTAGATGAAATGATGATATTTGCTGCTACTCCAACTGATTTACGAGTATTCAATAAGAAAGATAAAAAAGTTTATAGAGGTACTGATGAAGGTGGAACTATTCAACTTCATGAAATGTTAGGAGATACATTTGATATTTATATTCAAAATATGATTAATAAAGGTGATATTCTAAATGGTCCAATTGAAGAATCAGTAAATTTTTATAATAATTTTATTTGGTAAATAAATGGATATAATACATTGGTCCATTTTTGGACCAATGTATTATATCACAGAAAGGATGGTTCACATGAAACAAAAGAAATGAGGTTGTCAAAATGGAATAAAGTTTAATATTTTATGTAATCCCATATAATCTGGGTTAAAAAGGAGTTTGGTGGCTTTCGCCATCTATATTAACTGGGTTTTTATTTAACCCAGATTATAGTTTACAATCAATATTTTTAATATTCCTAAACATTCCTATATTTTTATAATCACGATTAGATATATGTTATACTTTTTAATAAAATTTACATAGTGATAAGATATTATTAATTTTATAATATTTTAATATTTTTGATAGGGGTTGGTGAAAATGGGATGCTAGAGTTTTTGTTAATATTTTCATTACTTGTAATTATGGTTATTAATGTTATTTGTAGAAATTTAAAAATTTTAAAAATTAAACATCGAATGGATAAAATTATATTAAATACATTTACAATAGGATTATAAAAATAATATGAGGAGGTCCTGATTAAGGACCATTCCTCATATTATACCGTATATAAACTATATTGATTTATATATTATATTAGTATATAGAAAGGTAATTGATAATCTTTCTATATACTGAATAAGAAAGGAGGATTGATATTAATGGGTGATAGAGATTATTATGATACTGAAATAGTTATTGAAGAAGTAGAAGAAATGGAAGAAACAATTATTAAAAATTAAAAAAGAAATGGTGGGTTTTGTTCCCACCATTTCTTTTTTTATTAATTATCTACTTACTGCTCCTGATAATGCATGCCAACCTGGAGCTCTCATTCCATATCCAAATGTAGGATCATTCTTATATGAAGAATTATATAAAAATGTAACACCAGTAGCAGCATTAACATAAATAACTTTATCAGTTATATCAACATCAACTACATTGGATGTTTCAGGATCAATTCTAGTTTCAGTAAATCTTTGATTAGGTTCAGGATCAACTTGAGTTACATGAAGATATGCTTGTGATACTGCATTTTTATTATTTGATACAACAGAATCAGGAGTTCGATTCATATTATCAAATAATGAATCTAGCATAAATTTATAATAATTATTAAAATTATTTGTATCATAATTAGATAAGAATAATGCTTTAATATCACAAGGTCTTTCAACACCCATAGGACCTTGATCAACCCATCTACCAGTAAATACTTGAATACCATCACGAATAACCCATGTAGGATTTTGTGTATTTATTACATATCTAAATAAATGAACATGAACTCCTGCAGTAGCATTACCACCATGCTCATGGAATGTAACACCAGAAGTATATTGACTAGGAGCAGGACCTCCTCTACCAGAGTTAATACCAGTATAACCAATACCTGCAGCAGTACTTCTAATATTAACTAAACCATTTTGAGTATCTGGAGATTTATTATCCGACCATGGAGTTGAATTATCTGATCTTACAGTAGGAGTTACATCTACATATGCATATAGATTATTTTTTATTTGAGTTGCATGAGTTTCAATAGTTGCTTTACTAATAATTTCTAACTTAGCACTATGACCAACACCAGAAGTGTTAGTAAATTCAACTCCAATACCATGAGTAGATGGATCTTGCTCATAAATTTTATCTTCAGATTTAATATATTCACCTTTTTGAATTTGACCATTTGAACCAACTTGGGTTACTTCAAATGTGAATACATCATCGCCAAATATCCATCTTAGTATATCTCCTTTACGATATTGCTCTCCGCTTTCAATAATATTGATAGTAATATCTTTAGAATAATATTTTAAACTTACTCGATTATATCTCCATTGATACAATTTACTGATATTAAAAGTATCTTCATTAGTTTGATCTAATCTACTATATGGAGTAGGCTCTCTATCAATAACAGCAAGTTCCATATTATTTGGATTCAATGATTGAGCAAGATAAGAATCATTATATGCATAACGATCAAACCAATTAGGAGACCATTTACCATCAAATAGATAATAATTGTGTTTTCTTCTACTTCCTGGAGTATCTTTATGTGTTAACGGAGTTTGAATTTGATCTACTAAATCTACTCTTTCCAATTCTTCAATAGATCTAAATATTCCTGGTAAATAACCAGCTCTATGATCTACACCACTAAATCGTTTATTATGATTATATGATGATACTGCTTCAGCAAATCTATCACCATAATCTCCTAAGTCAGGATTTAAACCCAAATCTGGTTGTGTATTTTTATCATCAGATCCATCACATTCACCATATCCAGGTTCACCATTTAATCCAATTCTATAATTTTCAATATAGTTTCCACTTTTATCTTTTGCAATTTCTGGATACACAAATGTTCTGTCATCTAAATTATCTAATATAAACCGATTAGAGTTAGTAAAATTATTATCAGTATGATGATAATCAGGATCAGTAATTACTCCAATATCATTTTGTAATTGAGTAATTCTAGTAGGAATATCGCCAATACGAGCAATTGCTCTTTCAGGAATTCGTTCATCTAAAGCTCTAGTTTCATTATTAACATAATTTGGATCATCATTAGAATATAAATATCCACGTCCATCATATGGATCAAGTACAATAGCAGCAATTCTATTTTCTGTTTTAGTGACCATATCACCATTGTCATCTAATCCATATCCAAATTTATTTGGAATCTTAGCTAATGCACTAATCATAGTACGATTAACAACATGATTCAGTGATTCTTCTGATAAAGTTTTATCCCATTTATCTAAATTATGAACAATTCCAAATACTCCACTATCGTTAAAAATTCCAGCATAACCTGGATATGCATTATTATCAGGAAATGTACGAATTTCCATTCTTTGATAAGATGCATTATTATGTAATTCACCACTAAATTTAAATAATAATTGATTATCATAATAATCAGCATCTTTATTTGGTTTTAAATTCCATCTTAAACGTTCTTGGCGAAGTAGCTGCCTAAGTCCATCTGGATTAATATATCTTAATATTTCTTCTGGAGTTACTAACAACTCTTCACCACTAGGAAGAATAGTTCTACCCATAATAAAATTCACCTCTCTTAGAAATATATATTATAATAATGAAATATAATAATCATTTATAAAGGAGTAATGGTATTATGGAAAATAAAAGAGGAAAATTTATTGTAATTGAAGGTATAGATGGAAGTGGAAAGACTAGTCAGGTAAATTTATTAAAAGAAAAATATAAAAATAATAATATTTATTTTACTAGAGAAGCAACTGATGGTCCTATTGGTAAATTATTGAGATACACATATTTAGCTGGTCTTAGGGAATGTGATGAAAGAATAATTAATATGTTATATGTTGCGGATAGATTGGATCATATTACTAATAAAGAAGATGGTATGATTAATTATTTAAATAATGGAATTAATGTTATTAGTGATAGATATTATTTATCTAGTATGGCATATAATGCATATATGATGGATACTAAACAAGAAGTAATTAATATGATTAATCATACTATAATAATGAATAAATATGTAATGGATATATTGAAACCAGATCTTACTATTTATATTAATCTTGATCCAGCAGAAGCATTGACTAGATTAAAGAATAGATTGAATTTAGTTAAAGAAGATCCTAGTGTATATGAGACTGCGGAAAAACTTCTTCGAATTCATAAAACTTATAATTTAGCAATTAATATTCTTAGAGAAAGATTTAATGAAAATATTGTTATGGTAGATGGTAATAGATCTATTGAAGATATTCAAGAAGATATTTCTTATCATGTATTTAATATGTTAAATAAATAATTTAATGGAGGTAA